AAAGCACACAGGACCAGGGGGAAGAATCAAGGACCCTCAAAATTGGAGGCAGCCTTTACACTCTCGATAGAGAAATGGAATCTCCCGATTTCGTTTGTCGGAGATGGGAGCCTGTGGGTGGATCGTCGAAATCCCGACTATCGAGTAAACAACCAGGACAAGTTAGTAGAGTTAACTTCTCTGGGGATTCGGAGATCGGATCATCTGGAAGAGAGAACCGTAGAAGGTTATGGTTTACAGACGATAGAACACTATATGAGATCGAATTGGAGAACGATTGTAGTTTTCAAACACAACCACAGAAGCCAACCCCCACTACAATTGAAGGAGATCCTGGAGAACTTCATCAGCTCAACGGACCCCGAATGCGGGATATGGCATTTCAACAGGTGGATTCCTGTGTACCCGTAGAAGGTCGTTTTAAGGTCTACAATTTCCATTGCCCGCCAGAGGCTAGGTACTTTGCCAACAGTTTACTAGTAGCTAACTGTAGTTTCTGCGCGTATCGAATGTCCGACTACGCATCCAACCAACTCTTTGCTCTAGGAGACTTGGCGGCAAAGGGAACCAACAACCCAAAGCGGATGATGGACTTNGACAANGTCCAAGAGATCATCGACGACTGCAAGGAGATGGGAGTAGGTGCAATCCAATTGACAGGAGGTGGAGAGCCTACGGTGCATCCCCGCTTCCAGGAGACTTGTGAGCAGATCATAGATCTTGACATGGACCTCGGTCTTGTCACCAACGGGCTCCTCTTAAAGGAAGGTACTCGTGAACTTCTTATGGACGCCTCTTGGGTACGAGTGTCTATCGACGCCGGAACCCCAGAGACTTACGCAGACGTGCGAAGAGTCCCCGCTATGCAGTTCGACAAAGTGTGGGGCAACCTTGAGGCGCTCTGCAAACTCCGAGACGAAAAGAAGTCGGACCTTATCGTAGGTGCAGGCTTCGTAGTCACCAAAGACAATTGGCGGGAGATTCCCCTCTTTGCTAAACGCGCGAAGGAGACGGGCGTAGATAACATCCGCTTCTCCGCAATTTTCCAGAATGAAGGTAGCCGGTATTTCAACAGCTTCTTCGACGAGGCTGCTGAGTTGTGTAGTCAATCTCTTGAAATGGCCGAAGGAAAGTTCACTGTCTTCAATGGCTTTGGTGATCGTGTAGCAGATCTTGCCCAGAAGGCTCCTGACTACGACTTCTGCGGCTACCAGCATTTTACGACATATATCGGTGGGGACCTTAACGTCTACCGCTGTTGCGGGTATGCTTACAACGAACGAGGTTTGATTGGCTCCCTCGAAGAGCAGACCTTCAAACAGCTTTGGGCTTCCAAAAAGAAGAAGAAAGACTTCGACAACTTCCGCGCATCAGAGTGTGGGGTCTGTCAATTCAATCACAAAAACAAGGCTATACTTTATGCCTTGGACCCTAACCCCCGACATGTGGATTTCGTATGATTGCTGATGGCTTTATATTTTTTAATGAGTTCGAGCTTTTGGAACTTCGACTTCAAGAGTTAGAAGACACCGTAGACGTCCATATCCTAGTGGAGTCTGATCACACCCACACAGGTATACCCAAGCCTTATTACTTCGAGGAAAACAAAGAGAGGTTCGGTAAGTGGCTTAATAAGATTAGGCACATTAAACTTGAGACGCCCTCTAAACTGCTCAACAGCGATTTACCCGCGAGCGATGCTGCCTTCGCCCGTGAGGGTTGGCAGAGAGATCAGATAGCACAAGGTTTCTGGGGCTTGAAGCTTTATGATTGGGTAATTCTCTCTGACGTCGATGAGATACCCCGCCCCAACATAGTAAACTGGGTAGCAACTAAGATGGACGGAAAACCTGTCACTCTTATACAGAAACTCCATTACTACTACGTGAATCTCGTCCAGCAACAACCTTGGTATGGCTCAACAATGAGTACACGCGCCTTTACACCTTCCTGCCAAGAGGTAGCAGGTAATCGAGCTTTACATCCAGGCATCCGAGACGGAGGGTGGCACTTCTCTTTTCTAGGGGGAGCCGACGCCATTATGAAGAAGATAAGATCTTACTCGGAAACCGAGACCGATACAGAGCAGACGCAGAACAAAGAGTTTATAGAGCAGTGTTTGAACTCCGGAGCGGACATCTTTGGCCGACAGCATGAACAGTTCAAAAAGACCTTCGTAAATTTGGACGATTCCTACCCCTCAACCCTTCCTGCGTTCTTAGAAAAATACCCGCACTTTGAAAGGAAAGATTTCTGATGCGACTTTCTATCCTGATTCCAACTCTACCTGCCCGCTTCGATTTGTTCCAACCTTTGGTACAGAAACTGGAGAAGCAGATCGCTGATCTAGGAACCGATCAAGTAGAGATCCTTGGCTTACTTGACAACAAGAAGAGTAGCGTTGGCCGGAAGAGGAACCAGCTATTAGATCTAGCCCAAGGAGAATTCTTGACTTTCGTAGACGATGATGACGACGTCTCTGACGATTATATCAGTCAGCTACTCTTTGCATTGGAAGTCCCGGATATAGATCTTGTTCTCTATGACGTTCTTCTGCAGTATCAACAAGAGCCTCCGCGAAATCAAGCAAAGGAGGTTCGGTGCCGGTATGACCAAGGTCTTAATAATGGTAGGAATATTCGCCCTTCTTTTTATGAGGGGCCTCCCGCCCATACGCATGCGTGGCGAGCTTCCAAAGTCAAACATTTAAGATTCCCCGACAAGAACTTCGGGGAAGATTCTGATTGGTCTCTACGGGCGAAGACCTTTGTAGAGAAGGTAGTCCGTATAGATAAGACCCTTTACTTTTACAAATTTGACAAGGCACGAACGGAGACTAGAGATGGACGTTGATTGCTCAATTGTCATAGCTACCAGAGAGAAGGAAGTAGAGCTTCGACGGACGTTGACTACCATCTTCCGACAGAAGCCCCCCTTTAATTTTGAGGTGATTGTCGTTGACGATGGCTCCCCCGGCGATACAGGTTTCGTTTGCGAGAACTTCCGAAGCTACGGAAATCTGATCCGATACCACCGGTTGGAAAAGGAGAAGTACGGTAACCCTGCACACGCTCGTAACGTAGGCTACAAGATGGCAAGAGGGAAGGTAATCATTGCCCAATCCGATGATGTCATTCATGGTGAAGAGAATACCATAGAACTCCTTACACTTGCTGACAACACAGAGAATTTCACTATAGCCCTCGTTCACAATGCTGTGGTGAACCAGGAGTGTCAAGTAACTCGAAAGCTGCCGTTGTTTACAGGACCTGACAACCCTCGCCCCCTCTTCTTCTTAGGCTCTCTTCTACGAGAGCATGTCTATGAGATTGGCGGGAACTCCGAAGACTTCACTGAGCCTGGGTATGAGGATGATTGGTTCGCACAATGCCTGATTCACGGCAGAGGTTTGACGCCCATCTTCCGAACTGACATAACAGGTTATCACCAACGGCATACAAGAGCTTGCGTTCAAGTCTCTTACGCAAAGATGAAAGAGTTGTTTGAGTGTAAGTATAAGGCGGCGTCCGAAGGAAAGGCTCCCTGGCAAGGAGGACCCCCTTGGGATCTGGAGTAAGTATAGCTGTAGCTTACCACCGACCGGAAATCCGGGATCAAGCTTTAGCCTCTTTAGGGCAATACGACATCCCTCCTGTCTTCTCTGTAGATGGAGGCTCCCTGACGTCCTGCTCCCAGCTTTGGAATACTTGCATTGATCGATGCGAAACGGATACACTTATCATCTGCAACGAGAAGGCTCGCCCTACAAAACATCACATAGAGAAGGTCCAACAACTCCTCGACGAAGGTTTTGGTTTGGTAGGGCTTTACCGTTTTGGTTTCTTTGGCTTCCGAAAGGATACTATAAGAAAGATAGGCTTTTTTGACGAACGGTATGTGGGAGGTCACTACGAGGACAATGACACGATCCTTCGGCTAAAGGAGGCTGATATAGCTTACTACGAAACCGAGGAGACTCCTTACATACAAATGTCAAGTGCGTGGCACCATGAGCAGGCAAAGTCACATTGGAAGTCTAAGTGGCGGCTTACGAAAGGTTTCTACCAACGACTCCAAGAGGAGGAAAACTACTCCTACAAACTAGGGGAACCTGCTCCCCAAACTCTCTTGCCATGGTCGAGAAGTAAACTCCTGACTATGTCGGGAGGTCACCTAAATAGACAACTTATAAAACACCCACCTACTAATAGGAGAAACTATGGCTGCAATTTCATTCGCGATAATTCGAGTTCTAGGGAATGACATTCCTACTCGACATGACCCCAACCAAACCTACGCAAATTTAGACTACGTCCTCTCCCGCGAGGAGAACTTCGCAGACACCACCAAGATCTTCTGTCTTAACAGGATTGTTGATCCCGACATGTTGACGAAGTTAAAGGATCGCCTCGATCAGGCCGGAGTCCAATACTGGGAGATCCCTTTCGATAAAGAACACTACGCCACACTCCGAACCGATGACGAGCGGAAGCATTACCTTACTAACGTCAATCCAGCGAGGAACATGTGCCTGGACATGCCAGCTATCCGCGCAGACTACAGAGTCTTGTTGGATGGGTCCGTTTTCCTCACACCCGATGGCTGGTTTCAGATAGAAGACATGGTCTACCAACACCGCAACCAAGAGGTGATGGGTTGTGCTGTTTGTCGGGTAGACTCCATTGAAGAGTTAGAGTCGCCCAAGTTCGTACCCAATATCAAAGAAGCTTACGGATGGGGCAACAGCCAAGTAGTCTCCTCGCGGGAACCCTACCTCATTTTCAAGGACGGCTGTGAGGACCGATTTGATGAATCCCTCACTTATGGTAAGGCAGACAAGGCAGAGCTTCTCTACCGATTAGGGGTTCCAGGCTTCTGGGACAGGTGGGAACCCCTCCTTCGATCCGAGGCTCTACGCAAGCCTTCTCCTAACTTTGGGACGGTAACCCTCGGGGGTTATGCTGTTCGGCTGCCCTCCTATACCCACGGGGGTGGGGGCGGGAATAATCGCCAAAGAGGTGCAGATAGGAAGAAAGGCTTACAGCTATTTGTTGAAAGTCTAAGATAAGCGATATTGCTTCGCCCAAATTCTGCCGTAAGATGAAAGCTCCTAGGGAAGTTACCCTTGGGAGCTTTTTTCGTACCCTGTGATTTGGAGCGTAGCTATGTCTGAACGTGTCGCTGGTCTGTCCGCAGACCTAAAGGCTTTGCTTGATGAAGAAGCAAAGCGAGTAGCCAGCGTAAGCGCTGGTGAAGATGGTGTCTTCTCTTTTCGTGATCTTATGAATGTAGTCCTGATCGTCTTTAACGACGGTCGCGTGACCCAAGCGGATTTCGAGCCTGTGACTCAATACGTTGAGCAGTTGTTCGAGGAGTTCGTTCGTCCCTTTGATCTTCCATACATCCCCGATTTTCTGGAAGGGAAGATCGATGACGCCCTCAAGGTGAGCATTCGACCCATCCTCCAGAAGTTGTTTGATACTTACACAACTGAGTAAGTACAGGGTTGCGGTGGGACGGTCTTCTCCATAGAGATCGTCCTGCCGTTTTTCACCTAACATCTGGAGAGCTTCTATGCCTCGCTTCCTTCTGATAACGCTCTTGCTTGTGTGCATGCCCGCCACGGCTCAGGAGATCCAACTCACACATCAAGTGATTGCGTCGTCTCCTGTCGAAGCTTCAGCTTATAGCTGGACCGTACTTGTCGATGGGATTCATCAGCCACAGCAAAACGAAGATAAGAAAACAATCGTCGTCACGTCCCACGGTGGGAAGAGCGTCGTTCTGATTCTGTCTGTCACAACTGATAAAGGTCTTCAAACCTTTGTCACCACAGCAACACCCGGACCTAGTCCTAACCCTGTTGATCCGGTAGATCCTGTCGTACCTGATCCTGTAGCCCCAGATGGCGACTTCGCCAAGGCTGCACAAGGTTGGTTGAAAGCTGTTCCAGCAAAATATTACTCTAAGAAGAAAGCATTAGAGGTGTCACAGAATTACGAATCTGTGGCTAGCCAGGGAGGAGATCCAGCACGATCCAAAGGATGGACTGTTAAAGACTTCGTGGAACAAACAAAGTTTGGTAACACTTCCACAATCTCAGACCCCACCGAGCGAGCCGCTTGGACCGAAGCCTTCTTCAAACCTCTCGCCCTCTACCAAGAGAAGCTCCTCGCGGACGCAAAGGTCGCCACGACCGACACAGCGGGGATTGCTGAAATTTGGGGGCAGACGGCGACGGCGATAAAGAAAGGAGCTTTCTGATGTCCCGAGTAGAAAACTATCTTGGCGAGATTCTTGATGAATCCCTCGCCGCAGAGGACGCTAACCCCGAGGTTTATACACCCTCGGAACTGGAACTTGTCTGTGCCAAGATTGCGTATGTCGCCCAAGGGGGAGACGAAGAAGACCTCAATAAATTCGAGGACTTTGAAAGCTTCGGCATTGACCCTCTTACCATCATTGCAATCTTGAACATCATCCTGCGACTCTACGAGTGTATGAAGGAACGACGGGAACGTAGAGAGGCCCGCCGCGAGCGAAGACGAGGTTGGTTCCGTTTGCAAGAGTATGCTAACGAGATTAAACCTCTTCGCCGCGTCAAAATCGACGCCCGAATTGAACGGGTTATTCGTCAACACATCGATGGGACTCCCGAAGAGATCACACGGTTACGTGAAACCATCACTACGATGGGGACCAGCTTGACCGAGGAGCAATTCGAGGACCTCGCCCACGAACTCGCTCTGGAGAATGTCTGATGCAGAAACCCTTTGTCAACTCTTCGTTTGAAGAAGCACTCGCCACTGTAAGGGGCGGGAGGATGACAGCCGCAAGCCTGAACACAGGTTGCTCCCCTTCCGAGCTTCACGAGATCTACTCCAAAGGTTTTCGCGGTGTGCGACCAGACAAGGTCACCCCCGACGAACGAAAAGCCTTTGGCGATATGATGGCAGCTCAACCGGGACTCTACGAGGTGTTCCCGTGGGCAAAGGGTATCGGCAAAGGTAAAGCCTGCGCTGCCTACCTACCACAACTTCACTTCGATGAAAACTGGGGTGGTGACGAGGCTCAGACAGTCGGCTCTTGCGTCTCCCACTCAACAGCCAATGCTGCAGCCCTGGACTATTGTGCAGACGCCCTCTGGGGCGAAACCATGTACAAGGGTCGTATCGTCAAAGAGGCGATGTACAAGGCTCGTGGCTACAATTCCCATGGGTGGTACTGCGGCACTGCTGCGTCCTACATTGGTCCTGAAGGGGACGGTGGACTTCTCTACCGAAAAGAATACAGCGAGGGTTGGGATTCTATCGACCTCTCTGAATTCTCCCGCGATACGGAGCGATGGGCCTCGTCAGGTAGCCGAGGTTGTCCTGCATGGCTTGAGAAGATCGCAGCACAGAATAAAGCCCAATGGATCATTCCCATCAATGGCGATCTCGATGTCTATCGGGATGCCATTGCTCTGGGATTCGGAGTCTCTGTCTGCTCAGGTTATGGCTACTCCAACTCGACGGACTCCAACGGCGTAGCTCGTCAACAAGGTTCGTGGGGGCACGCAATGGCTCATACGGCGTTCAATGACACCAAATGGGCACACGACACCTATGGAGGCATGATCGGCGGCATACAGCAGTCCTGGGGACGCTGGAACCGGATTAACGGTACGCCCAAGGGCTCTCCCAAGATGGCAACGGGTATGTTCTACGCCCGAGGCCGAGATGTTGGTAAAATGATCAAAGGCTCTGACGACTTCGCAATCTGCGGCGTGCAAGGTTGGGACCGGATCGCTTGGCAGGATCTTGTCGCGGGAGGTTCTATCCAAGATCGCAAGGCCGCGATGGTGAACCACTTTAAAGATTCGACCGTCGCAGACTACTACAAAGATCGACAAGAGAAAGGCTTCGCGTTGGTGGACAGCCACCTCGACGGGGACTCTCTTCTGGCTATTTAACATTCCACCAACTCCCCTTTAAGAGGGGTATTTTTTCTCCTATTATTAGGACACGTAGCAATGACCTTTTCCCTCCTGGTGCAAATAATGACAATAGCCATTCAATTCGCCGCTGTGGGGTTTTGTTTCCTGGTCTGGACTGAAAAGAGGACGGCACAGTCAGCCCTCTTCACCCTTGGACTCGCCTTCATCTTTTTTGAACGCCTCATCCACGTATCCACAGCCGTACAAGGCAACACGCCCCTAACCTTAGCCGCCGCAACTGCAATCCCTATCGTAACGTCCATTGTCTTTCTTGCTGCAGCTCTTGGCTGGTGGAGACACTCAACAGCAGAGACCGAGGTGTTCAAAGGATTGTCCAAACAGTTAGGGAAAAAGAATGATCAACTGGGAAAGCTTGGCCGAAGTTGCTAAGGTCGTCGCTGGAGTCTTAGGAGGGGGTGGTCTCTTAGGTTTACTTTATTGGTGGTCGAAGTCGCGTCCCACACAAATCCGGGGGGAGTTGCAGATCGTAAAAACGGCTGCGGACTTCTCGTCTATGGTAGTCGAGAGAGTCGAGGCTCTGGAGCTGCGGATGGACATTAAAGAGGCTGAAAACGTGCGGCTACGCGAGCGGGTGCGAGTCTTGGAAGATGAGAATGAAGCTCTTCATGAAGAGAACAGGGCGTTTACCGCAAAGGTGGAGACTCTCCAGGTAAAAATCCAGACATTACTCAAGGGTTGTCCCCCAGATTGTGACTTCCGAGCAGAGATTGATCCCCCTTAAACTGCATCAAGCGAGAAGATTTGGTCTTAATTGGCCGAATCTGAAAACTATTTAACCCCGTTTTCCCCGAGGATTACGGGGTTTTTCTATATATCTTTGGAAAACTTTCCGAATATGGAAGAATACCTCTTGCAGTCTGCCGATAAATAACCATAATCAAGTACATGAGTCAAGCAAACGCCTGACCCAAACAAACACTTTAACAAGGAGACCACCATAAGTGAGGACGCGAGCGGCAGGCTGATGAGGTCTTTACTCCTCTGAAAGCAACAAGTCAAGGCGGGCAACCCTGTCTAAAGAGACCTTGACGGAGCCGACATTTAAAAGGGTGGCTAGTTCGGAGCGCGATCAACTTGGAGATTCCCAGGTTGATGTTGTCTGGTCGGACTGGTCTGAATACCAGAATCGGTGGTCCTGGGACGGACAACTACTTCCTGAGTCGTAACGATAGAGTAAAGTGGCTTTATACGTGAGGGAGTGGGAAACTTTGCATCGGCTAGGCATTGGCGAGCCTAAGTGGCTGTAATCTACCCGCCTTCGGGCTGTGGGGGTTCGATTCCCTCTCGATGCACTGCGGCCTGCCCTTGGCTCCATGCCGGGGACAGTTAAGAGGTGAATCAACACCATCCGCTCCAATACAACATGGGTCTGTAAGTCTCCAGCTATATGGGAGGCTGATATATGGTATCCAACCTAATCGTTGTCGGAGGGTCATCCACCCTCCTTAGTTAGCTGCAAGGGCGAAGGGTAGTGACGACTGCCTCCCTTTGATGCGGGAGCATCGCGGCAAAGCGTCAACAGGTGATTAGGCCAATGCGAGTTCGAGTCTCGCCAGACCTGCCCTACAGCTTTAAACCCCTTCCTCTTATTAGGAGACCACTTCTATGTTGACAGCCAAGCAACTCTTGGATTCTTCCCACCCCCTCCACACCACTTTCGTTAAGTGGTGCAAGGACAAGACGCCCACAAAGCGTCAGGCATCCCGTTTCCTTCAGAAGTACCCAGCGTACAGAAAGGCGGCATAGTTTGGACTATTCCCAACGCATCCTCCTACTCCTCATTGCAGGAGTAATGACAAGTGTAGGAGTCGGTTGTCTCACCCACAGTGAGCCTGCCGGGTTCCTAACCTTTGGAATCCTTCTCGTTTATCTCTCCAACATCAAACCATGAGGTTCCTAGAACCTTGGATCTACTCTGCCATCCCCGCAGCTCTAGTTGCATCTGTCATACTAGCGAAGCTTTTCTCTAACTAAGAATGGAGGCAAGGATGCCCTTCAAGAACACAATCGCAATCCTCTTAGCCACGGTAGCAGGCATGATCGTCTGCTCCTGGCTCTCTTAAAAAGGAACCCACATGTCATGGCTGAATCTAACGAAACTAATAGCGGGTTTGATTTTAGAGGGACTCTTCCTGGGCCTGATCTGGTTTCTCCTAAACTTGGACTTCTTAATCAAACCCTCCTAGTGCTAATACCCGAGACTTTAAGCAAACCTCTCTACAACTCCTTGATCGAGGCGGGAAGAACCTGTGGTTATGTTGTGATCTGTGTCCAAAGCTCAGAGTATCTAAGCACTCACGCTTTATCTTTCTCTAAGACAGGGTCGATCTCCATCGTAGACAGTCACTGGGCAAAGACGCAGGGCGATTTTCCCACATTCACCCCAGAGACTATGATCAAGATTCTTCGGGGGGACTATCAAAAGCACTACCGGGACACCGCTCCTGCCGTTACTATTTCCGACGAGGACCCTATTGAGGTGGCTATCTTAAATCTCGTCGAGAATGTGGTGCAGAAGCGAGTCAAGGCCGAGGTCAAAAAGAAACTCCAAGAGATCCTGGAGGCTCTTTGATGTTGCACTTCTTTCACACGCCAATTGTATTGGTGGACATTGAGACGACTGACATTTTGTTGGAGAATGTAGAAGGCCACTTCGCCCCGCAGATTATCCAACTCGCCGCAATCGCCCTTGATGAAGGGCTGGACCCTCTGTGTGATAGGGGTGTTTTTGATGTGGATATTCGTCCCAAGTTTCCCGGATTCGTTTCCCCTTTCATCGAGACTTTGACTGGAATCTCGGAATCTTCCCGGCGACTCTGCCACACCTGGGATACCCACTGCAAAGATTTCTGGAAATATACCTCAGAATCTCGTCTACCCCTGATGTCATGGAGCAGCCCCTTTGATAAACTGGTCCTGGAGAGGGCGTACAGAGACCTGGGTACGAAGAACCCACACTCGCCTAAGTTCTTTTGTGCAATGACGTATGCTCGCTGCTTAGCTAACGTAGTTGGTCTTAACCCCAAAGGAGATTCCCTCAAAGCCTTTTGTGAAGCCTTGGACATTGAGCCCGAGAAGTCACATACTGCCCTTAGTGGAGTGACAAAAATGTGGGAGGTCTTGACAAACCTTCAAGCTTTAATAAAGGAGTAGCATGGAAATTTTTAAGGAAGAAAAACAGCCCTGGAGATACTCAGTACCTAAACCTCTAAACTTCGACGACTGGACTCAGGAGGAGAGGGTTGAGTGGCATCGAGGGCGATCTGAAAAGGAATCTGCGCGTTATGAGTTGCTTACAGCTCATGGTATGGGTCTTGACCGGCGAGAGGTGGAAGACCGGCTCATCCAGGTACAAGACACAATCTTTAGAATTGGTAAGCTCCTAGAGCTTCACCAGAACAAAGCGTTCGCAGCCAACTGGCATGCCTTAAAATGCAAGCTGGCTTCTCTGTGGCTTTTGGACAAAGAGCAGAGGCAGATAAAGGTTAAGCAATTTGATCGTAAAACTTTCAAGCTTAAACCTGAAGAGGCCGAGCGTCTTATCACAATCCGTCAGCAGAAGGATACACTATTAGAGACCGGTGAGGAAATCGAACTTGCCATTCTTGAAGTATGTTCAGTCTACGAAGTAGACGCTGACCCAATGATGTTAATCGAAAGGTATATGGATGCACATTCTAATAAAAACAACGATGGGGGACTTTCTGGATCGTCTAACGGTTCTGGAGCTAAAAATGGCAAGGTGCCAACAGGAAGAAGCCCAAGCCGAAGCGAGGTCCGTCTACGAGCTGATGTTGCTGGATCTAATCCAGTTTCGAGCCCAGTGGTTGATTCAGAACGACTCCTTCCCGGAGGAGGAGTTTCAAGCTGGCAGGAGGGTATTGCTAGAAATTAACGGTGAGTTATGGGTCCTCGAAGACGAGATCCGAGCGTTACAAACCAACCACCCAACTGAAGTCTCTGTCATCTCTTATAAGAACAAACGGATCATTGAAAAGAATGCTGCACGCTCTCGCGCGAAGCGAATTCTCGATGGTCACTTTGGTCAAGTAGGTGAAGTCAAAGACTATCTCTAATCCTATTTAGAAAGAAAACTGATATGGCAAAAACAAAATTGATGTTGGCAACCGTCTACACCCTCAAACCTCTTCCACAAGAGTTACGAGGGACCTTTCAAATTCCCGCTTACCCCTTCAGCAAAGACGGAGAGGAGATCAACCCGAAATTTCTAGAGTGGGCAAAGGAGTTGGGCATCGTCCACTACCGCGACTCAGTTCTCAACAAAGGGTTGATTATTGATCCCGACGAGGACACTAATATGGAAGAACTTTCGGGCTTCGATTGTTACAAGTCTCAGATGCGTTTACTTTACAAAGGTATGAAAATCTGGGAATGGACCGCTGGTGACGAGCCTCGAAAGTTGGAGAAGATCCGCAAAAAGCATGGGGACATCTTTGCGTGGGACGAGTGGAATAACTTGTTAGTCATCGGGAAGATGATGACCCAAGCCGTACAGATCGCGAGGTGATCTATGTCCCAGGAACACGATCCCCAACTCACCGAAGAGATCGAGCAAATGCTTGGTCCCTTCGAGTGGACTAACCAGTTTAAAAAGAAGAAGGACCAGCCCTGCGACTTATGCTCAACGCAGGGCGAGTTCCTCCTCTATTTCAAGAGCCTCGCTCCGAAGTACCATGGCACTAATAAGCGAGTCTACTGCTGTCTCAACTGTGGTGGTGTGACTCACCTTCTTAGACGCTCTCGCGTAAGTGTAGCAGAAATCCATCTCGGCATCGCTTCTAAGACTGCCGGAAAAATGGACAAGTTCGAGGAGGAGCATGCAGCTCAACAGCAGAGGCAAGGTAACGCCCCTGCCCAAAACTGCGCTGACTCCCTCAAACAAGCTAAGAGGCAGAAACTAGCCATCGAGCAGTTTGAAAAGCACGGTGAACAGAACTGGAAGATCATGCCAGATCTTTACAAGCAAATGAAGTCGGGGAGAATGATGTCCCCAAAGCAAATGAACATTGTTGAACGATACCTTAACTCCCTAGGAGGCTAACATGCCCGCATTCAAACCGCTCCCTACCGAACCTGACGAACTCCGCGACCTCCTCGCAAAGCTAAAGGACAAGGAGCTGAAACTTGAAGCTGATCTTGCAATCCGAGATCACTCACCCCTTGAAGATGAGATCACCACTATCGCGTTGGCGATGGGTGAATTGAAGAAGATCGATGCAGCCGCTTATAAGCACCTCTCGTGTACCGAGAACTTAGGCGAGTCGGAAGTCGCTTTAAACCTAGCGGTCGCCGCACGCATCAAACTGGACGCCGCTATGGCTGTTCTGGGAAAGAAGACAGACAAGGGTAAACTCTTGGTCGAGAACAAACTGAGCCGACGTCGAGCATTGCTCCAATTGAGCAACTCCGTCGATTCGGCCCAAGAGCAATTCAAGGACGCGAACCTTGACATGAAGACGATCATCCCCTCGGTGACAAACTTCGTGAAAGGGTTGTAGATGTTTAGTTATGAGGGATGGCAACTCCCTTGGAATAGTCGAGGTAGCACCTCTAGGTCCCGGTGGATGTGCCTGCCACTCAAGCGTCTGTACTACTCCGACGTCGAGAACCCCGAAAGGAAATGGGGATTGTATAGGGTGGGCACTTGATGAGCTACTACGAGGATTGGGAATACTTCTGGGAGTTCCGAGAATCCAATAGTTATGGACACTGGATGTGTATTCCCATTAAGCGATTGTGGGCCTCTGAAAGCTGGTCCCCTCTTATAAAGACCTGGGAACATGCACACAGTGGACGACTATAGTTACTACGTTAATTGGAAGTGGCACTGGAAGTCCCGCTGCAAAATGGGGTATCGCTCGCTCTGCCTTCCTCGAAAAGCGTTGCACAGTTCAACGAAGTGGCAAGGTAATATGTGGCGATTACGACCAATAAAACTCTCCTAATAGTAGGAGAGGTCCTTTTTTCCTTATTGAAGCTTATGGTTTTTACTATAAGCTTCTTTTTTTATGCAAAAATGTCTGCGGCGAACGAAACAAATCTTATACAACTTCCTCCAAACCCGAGAGAAAATGCAAACCACCAAATCAATGCTCAACACGTTTGACAGATCCAAAAAAAGGCTTAGACTGTCAGTCCTTGGCCCTGCCCGGTTTTCTAACCCATGGAAAGAGAAGACAGCACACACATGGAGAGAGGGGGGTCTGGGGGGAGAGAGGTTTCTTGACTTGTGTGGTGTGTGTAGGAGGAGAGTTTAATGTCTAGAGGCCGCGAGTTTTTAATTGAGCAGATTGAACCTGCTCGCTACTATGCTAGATACGTGTACTGTCGGGGCTTTGCCCAGCGTAGACAGCCTGAAGGAGGACGGTCTCTTGCTCTTAACCTCCCCCGTCAAAAGACTATACACGCCCTACCCCAGAGGTTGGTATACCTGGAGGTGCCACGAGTGTTAAGGAGGCAGACTTACTTAGAGCGGTGGGAGGTTTGCAACTCCTCTCTTTCATCCGGCGGGTGGAAGGGTTATATTTGTCTTCCTGTGAAGCAGCTCTTCCGCGAGGAGGAAGGGGTAGGCAAACGAGGTTGGTATCTCTTCCAGGTTGTAGAAGATGTTTGATAAGCACCTAGCTAAACGCAAGACCCAAGGATGGGGTGACTTAAAGATCTCCGACGCTGTACTACATAGGGGTTGGCCTAAATGGGAAGACTACCCCGCACGTATGAGACATGTACCTCCCCGCTGGGTTCTTCTTTACCCCGCCCCTGCTGAGTCTTCTATCTACAGCGTCTCCTCTGTTAAAATCATGCAGAGAATAAACAAGTCGGTTGTTATCCCCCGCAAGTTTCTTTACGCCAACTAACTCTCCGGATAATAGGCGAAACCTTGTAAGAATAAAGTCAAGAAAACCTCTTCCCCATTTGCAAGTTTTCACCCAACGGACTAGACTGCCTTTACTCAAAGAAAGGAGTTCCGTTATGCTTGTACTGTCCCGCTTCCGCGACCAAAAAGTTATGATCGGAGATAACATCTCCATTACCGTTGTAGACATTCGTGGAGATAAAGTACGACTGGGGATTGAAGCACCCAAAGACATCCCTGTTCACCGGCTAGAAGTTTACGACGCAATCAACAGCGGCAAAGTTGACAAGAACGCTTGACTTAGTAAACTATGTGCTGTGTTTCTTAGGGGCCGAGAGGACGTTTTATGTGGGCGTCCTTTCGGCAACCCCTCACCACTCACAACCGCAGACCACCACTTAACTTGTTTTTATTATTTTTTGAGACACCTACCTTTGATACCTTCGTACAGTATCACCAAGTGACTTGAAATGAGAGGATGATGAGAACTTTACGGTGGTCTGTGGTTTTTCTAAAACACTTTGATCCGACAAGGCTCTCCGCAGCCGATCTTACCTCCCCTTAAAAAGGGAGGTAGGGTTTTTAAGACAGGAACCAAAATGAACAAGATCCCAGATGCAGACGAGATTACCGAAGAAGCTTTGGAGTCTGAGATCCAAGAGCTGGAAAAGAAGATCGAGTTGATTCGGCAACGAATCCACACTCTGATTGCTACGTCCCACTCCAACATTAAGATCCCTGTCTTAGACACAGGGAAGGGAAACGCGGTAGAGGCCCAAGGTTTTGCGCAGATCCTGGTCGAGATCAAGACGTACCTTACACAGCAAGAGACCATAAATGCTGTTAATAGTGCGACCCTGCAAGCCTTCATGGACATTCTGCCTTCGGAGTTTTTAGTAAACTTTCCGGAGAAGTTGGAGAAGCATTTGAAGCTCACAGCAGAAGCTTTAGAGCAACAAGCAGAAGACCGTGAAGAAGCCGCAAAGAAGCCAGGAATTCTTACCCCTGAATCAAAGAAGTTGATCAAGCTTTGATGAGACCTTACACCGAAGACCAACGCTTGGAGCTAGGGGACGACGTCTACGACCTAGCAGCCTCTGCCTTTGTGAAGTGCGCTCGCCGCGACTCGCATCGAGCAGAGCATTTTGCTAGGGTCGCTTGGTGCCTGGAGCCCCTCTTATTTGAGAAGAGGCTCTGGTCTTTCCTTTGGCAGGATGCAGCCCGAGACGTCACCTCGCTCCTAGCCTTCTATCGGTTTGAGCATGATAACACCTTTGAATCTATCCAGCCTCTAATTAAGGCACTCACCAAAGCTAGGAAGTCTCGCGAGCCTTGGGCAGTGGGTAGGCTTATCACCTCCGATCTACCCTTAGATGAATCCCGAGTGGACCCTAAGATCATGGAGATCAAAGAGAGGTGGAAGCGACACTCCTATGGGTCCTACGACATTTGGGATTTTGGAGTGGGACGTACCAACTATGACTGGCTCCTTGAGTTAGCAGACCGAGACGGGGACTCAGGAGCAGGAGTCCCCTACTTCTTCATCCCAGGTTTCTACGAGGATGCTAAAGCTGTGGAGGAGGAGAAGTCCCTAGGACGCCTGCAGGATGGCTGGTTCCCTTATTGTGCAGTAGATGCCCAAACTCATCCGGGAGCGGAGTGTATACGCCTTGCTAACGAACATAAGGCACCTTTCACAGGAAGTGGGGAGGGCTTTGTAGACATGCTCTGCCTTTATGATGGTTATAAGTCAAAGAGGAAGCTGAACTTTTCTAAGACCTTCGATCCTTATTGGCGAGAACTTGTAGGGCTCCCCGTCTACAACGAAACCCACGACCGGATTTATAAGAGGTATACCATCCCGATGTTTAACGACATTCGAGGCTGGTACTTCAGCAACAAGCTCCAAGATCAGATGCCAGCCTTCCAAGCGGCCTACTCCTGTACTGGAGTCTTCTCTGAATGATATTGATTTCCGAGATCAGCAGTTTAAAATAACTCTCGGAGGAATCTATGACATCACTTACCGACATGCTGAAAGACCTGAGTGCTTTCCCACCCCCACCAACTACGCCGGAGGAGGATTATAAGCACACCCAGCAGACGCTTCCCGAAGAGGAGAAGCATCAGAAAGCCTGGGAGTGGAAGATGCAGGGGGTTGGCCTCGAACGCATCGCCAAGGTCTTCAACGTCTCTACAAGGACCATCCAGGTCTGGCAGAAAAAGCATCGACAACGCTTTCGGGACGAACTCGAAGGCGAAACCGTAGTTGATCTTCTCGCAGGGCATTTTCTCTCGCTGGAGAATATAGAGAGAACGGCTCTCTACGAGATCGAGCAGCTCACGGCAGAAGGCTACAGCTACGACCACAAGACCGGTAAGGTTGTTGCTCGAAACCCTGATGGAGACAAGGTCAAGAACCTTAAAGCCATGATGGATGTCGCCCTCAAGGCGAGGAAGATGTCAATCGAGCTGGGCATCACCACAGGTATTCTCCCCACCGACGTGAAAGGTATTCACCAGACAATAGGAGAGAAGTCCGGAAAACACGACGAAGACGAAGGTCCCCTCAAGGTTGTGGACAAGGAGATGCTCGTTGCCGACATTATGAAGCAATACGGAAGTCGGAGGTCAGTCACCTAATGGTAAAGGAAGATTATGACGACCAGTTCAAGAATCTCTCGCTCCGCGCGTTGAAGCAAATCAACAAGCTGGAAGCGATCCGCAACGATAGGTTGCGTTTTGTCCAGGATCACCACACAAATACTCGTGGGGAGAGAATGACCCTGGACAACTGTCCGCACATCCATGCGTTATATGACTCGGCAGCCGCAGTCATTATCGTCATGGGTTCAGTTCAGTCTTATAAGTCTGAATGGTTAATCATCGACCACTTTGCCGCTGCCTTCAATGGACTCAATGTCTTTTTCGTGCTACCCAAATTTGATATGCGTAATGCCTATGTGCAGAACCGAATTAACAAACGGGTAAACGAAGTCCGAGAGTACAAGAAGATCATCGGCAATGGTTTTTTCGATTCTATTCAACTGAAAGACTTTGGAAAGGGAACCGTAAAGTACGTGGGCTCTAATGTCCCTGCCGACTTTACAGAATTCCCAGGTGACATCCTCTACGTGGAGGAAGTTGACCAGTGTGATAAGAAGAACGTCGAGATGGCATTGGATAGGCTCCGCGCATCGGACTACCAGTTCAAGCGTTATCTTGCCAACCCTTCTATCAAAGGGGAAGGCATCCACGCCTTCTTTTTAAAGTCGAACCAGAAAGAGTGGTATATTCCTTGCACAAAGTGCGGGGAGTTCGCAGAGCTGGACTGGTTTGACACCATTGTCGAGGAGGTCTTAGATAAGTCTGGGAACATTGTAGACTACATCCTTCGAGACAAGGAATGGAAACCTGGAATTCGCAGGGACGTCCATTGCATGTGTCCAAAGGAAGGCTGCGGGGGTGTTCTAGAGCGAGGCTCCAACGATGGTAAGTGGGTAGCCCAGAATCCCGAATCAGACATTGACGGCTTCCACATCTCCATGATGTGCAGCCCAATCAATGCTATCGCTGAGATGTGGGAGAAGTTTCGAGAAGCCCTCAACGATCCAGGGGTGTTGAAGCTTTTCTACAACTCCTACCTAGGACTCCCTTTCGACGCAGCAGGGAATAAGGTTACAGAAGCTATGCTGGAGCGTTGTGTAAAGGATGACCATGAATTCCTTATTCGTCCAAACTGTGCATATATTCCAGAGGACGAATCGTATGAACCCTGCTCAATGGGGATCGATGTTGGGCAAACCTGCGACGTGCGAATCTCGCAGCCGGGAGCCCGAGGTGTTAGGAAACTGGTCTACTCCGGGAAGATCTCAGCCCATAGAATGGATGAGGTCCACGAGCTTATCGAAAGATACAACGTGGAGGTAGCTGTAATTGATGCAGGTCCAGAGCTTATGCTGTCCTTGGATTTCCAGGATAATGCAGACTGCCAAGTTTGGCTCTGCAGGTATGGAGCAGAAGGTGGTGAGCGAGGACGCAAGTTCAACACTAGCGACTACGTGATTAACATCGACAGGACGGAAGCTTTGGATAGGACCTACGGGTGTATCCGAAGGCAGAAGGTAATTCTTCCCCACAACTTCAAGGCAATCTTGAGTGGGCAGATGGTTGACGAGATGTGTGGCCCAGTGAGACAAATCACTGAGGACGCTCGCGGAAATCCTAAGTATGAATGGACAAAGTGTACCGATCACCAACGCCACGCCGACGTTTACGATTTTCTAGCAGCCGAAGTGATGGGAGACTCCATCATCGGTGACATTGATATTGGATAATTACTATGCCAGAGTGGAGAGATGTAGTCGGTTTTGAAGGTCTTTATCAAGTGAGTGATGAAGGCCAATTAAAGACAGTTAAGACACAGAGGATACGAAAGCTTTGTGTTAATAAGAAAGCTCTATATACTTCTCTCCGAAGAGATCGAAAACAGTATGCCAAAATGATCCATACCTTAGTCTTAGAGGCTTTTGTAGGACCTAGACCTTCTGGTGCAGAATGTTGTCATTATGATGGTGATTTTAGAAACAATAATCTTGAAAATCTTCGTTGGGATACAAGTGCAGCTAACGAGCAGGACAAGTTCCGACATGGAACTAGGGGTTACGGAGAAGATGCCCCTGGAAAGACTAAGCTTACTTTAGAGCAGGTTCGAGAGATCCGCACCTCCTCTAGCAATCAGCCCGCATTAGCTAATTTATATAACGTAAACCAATCAACTATATCCCGGATTAAAAACGGGGAAAGGTGGGCACCGTGCCACTAGGACCGTACCAGGACTTTGAAGCATGTATTGTCGATCAACAAAACAAGGGCAAGAGCGAAGGTGCTGCCCATCGCATCTGCGGTGCGCTCAAAGAGCGTGTGGAGAAACAAGCCTCAGAAGACGGAAACTGGACAGCCGAAGAAAAGAAGCTTCGCAAAAAGGCTGCAGCCGAAGGTGTCTTCGACCCCGCTCTGATGACAGAGCAGGAGATTGAGGAATACGCCAACATCCGTAAAGGTCTTGAGGGTATAACTGAGGATGAAGTAGACGTTCTAACGAAGGGTGAACTTTATGAGGCAATGCAAGCTCTCGCCTTTGATCCTGACGCAGACCTCTCCGAGCCTGAGATCACCGAAGCATTCATCACCGAAAATGAAGAGGGTGACGAGCTGGAGTACGCCTCTGATGTTCTTTCTCGCATGTGCCGAAAATCTCTCCCATCTCTCCAAGCCCATTCGATCAAAACTGAGAATCAAGCAAAGACAGAAGAGAAGGCTCTTATCCAGCGAACTACTCGCGGAACAACCCAGCAACAGAGCGAGCTAGGCGGCAGCAAGTTTACTGCCGACATCTCCAAAGTTGACATCATCGAGACTCCTTACCCGCCTGAGTTGATGATGGCTTTTCTAGAGGCAGACGAAACGCATTATCGATGCTGCCGAGCAAAGTCTATCGACGCAGTTGGACGTGCATTCAACGTCGTACCAACCTCCACGGTTCGTCCGAAAGAGGCAGGCGACAAAGAGAAGACAGATCGGGATGGAGTTAAGACTCCCGCAACCGAATCGGACGACGACATTCGTGATAAGGATGGACGTCCCGTTCCAGGCAAAGAGCAGCAGGACATCATGTTTGGGGTTCCCGTGGGACCCGACGCAATCGCACTACAAGGCTTAGGTGCTACTCCGGCAGGCGAAGGTCCAGGCGTTCCCGGCATGGAAAATCTTCAAGCAGCCAGTGGTATTGGAAACATCAAATCCGCTAACAATGGGGGTGGCATTGCTACCATCTCGAAGTCAGTAGCCGACACACTGAAGAGCGTCCTGAAGAATCCCTTCAAAGGACCTGCACGAAAGAAGATCGTCGAGCAGAAGACTATCGATGAGGAGACGCAGATCGTCAATGACTTCCTGCGGGATGCCAACGACATGATCGGAATGGAAGGCGTCCTGGAGCGAGCCGCCATGGATTATGAATCCATCGGGTGGGCAGCAATTGAAGTCATCCGCTCTGTTAACATGAAGGTAGCCCGAGTGGCTCACGCTCCTGCGCTCCGCATGCGAGCCCTTAAAGCATGGCAAGGTTTCGTGGAGATCGTTTCCAACGACCGCTCCGATGGCTCCCGAGTTACCTCGGGCAAATACATGTACTACCAACCCTTTGGCAGCAAGGTGCTATCCAAGAAACGGGTTGATCCTATTACCATGAAGAACCTCCCTTATGACCCAGAACTTGACGGAGAGCTTTCCCCTGCAAATTGTGTATGGAACTACATCGATAGAGCTACTGGTGAGCCAACCACTGATCCAACACGCGCCGCCAACGAGATCCTCTGGGTTCCACGGCACCACAATAACACCATCTACTACGGAGTTACCGACGTACTCCCTTCTCTCGGATGGTTGTTGGCGAACATACACATCCGGGATTACCTCCTACAGTTCTTTGAACATAACTGCGTACCCCGTTACGCAGTGGTAATTGAAGGTGGACGCCTTTCGGAAGGTGTGAAGAAGTTGATCAAGGCTTATTTCTCAACCGGTGTGAAAGGTAAAGCACACAAGACTCTGATCATTCCAATTCCTGCTATGCGTGGAGAGGTGAAGGTACGCTTCGAGAAACTTGATGCAGACAACAACGAAGGCGGTTTCCAAGAGACCAAGAAGAATAATGCTGCGTCGATTCGTACTGCCCATGGCATTCCTGCTGCTGTCCTTGGTGTTTCTGAGAACAGTGAACTTGGTTCCGGAAAAGGTCTATCCCAGGCTGAGATTTACAAAGATCGAATCGTCACACCGAATCAGAAGTATTGGGAACGTAAACTCAACAAGCTCATTCGTAAGGGCTTAGGTCTCACCCAGGTCCGACTCGAATTCTCCCCGCTCGACATCCGGGATATGGAGATTGAGAAGAACGTCCTTATCGCGTGGCTCCAAACCGGAGCTTTGACTCTCAACGAAGTCCGAAAGAAAGCAGGACTAGGGGACCCACTTCCAGGCGGGGACCGAGCCTTCATCATCATCGGAAACCAGATCTACTTCGTAGATGAACTCACCACCATGAGTGGTCCGGAGACGGAAGAGATGGAGAATGAGATTGAGAATCTCAAGCTGCAGCAGGAGGTGAAGAGCAAAGTTGACATGGCAACTCGTGCAGCCCAAGTTGGACAAGGGGGTCCAGGTCAGCCAGGGGTGAATGGTAACAAGCCGAAAGCGGGGGAGAGAACCTCGGGCGTGACTCCAGGAAAAGATCCGGGTAAGAACAAGCAAACCGATGCTACCCAAGCGGGAGCAGCAACCCGTAAGAATTCAAATGTCGCGAAGCGCTAGATCCATAGCGATAACAGAAGTCCAAAGTCCTTTCCGCTTAAATGTGGAAAAGGCTTTGGAACGTAAGATCCGAAAGATCCTTGAGAGCTGGTTGAAGGAAGTCCTCCAACAGATCCAAAGCTTTGGTGTGTACCAGACGCTGGAGAGGTTTAACCGGACTATCCACACACGAGGTTTAACTCCCCAACAACGGAGAGAGGCATCAGATCTTTTTCTGTTGGATTTGCTGGATGGAATGGAAGCCTTAGCAAAGGAATCCAAATACCGCCGCCAACTTGAAACATTACTCTTTAACCACTCTGTCTTGATCTACAACGATGGTATCCGTACAGCTAACCTACAGATGGGGTTCCCTGCGAAGCTCTCCTATTATGTGGCGAAGAAGGAGAACATCCGAAGAGCAGCGGACGACGAGGAGAGTGGGGTAGCATCCTTCTTCCGATCAGCCTTAGCCAGCGTGGGCATAGTCCCATCCGCAGGAGCAGGCTCAACCGCTCCTCCACCGTCTGGAGGTGGGGCTGCTGTAGCAAGCTCTCCACCTCCCGTAGAAATAACAGCTGGGCTCACAGACCCAGAGGTTATCTTTCAACTGGAGAATCGCACTCTCGTTGTTGGAGCCCGAACTTCTGTAGCCACTATCAAAGAAGCCAGGAAGCTTATAAAGGACGTCATCATCTTAGGAGGAGGGTCTGTCCGCGACGTGGAGAAAGCTCTCTTTGCTACAGGAGGTATGCCTGTCTGGAAAGCTAAACAGATCGCTAGAACAGAGATGCACTCTATGTATGAGCAGGCGATGTACGACACCTACCTAAGATCTGGGGTGCAGTACATGTCTTGGATCACTGTAGGGGATCATCGCGTTCGACCCGAACACTCAACGAATGAAGCACATGGACCGGTCAAGCTAGGGGATGAATTCCCCAATGGCGCAATACATCCAGGTGAGGAAGTAAACTGTATCCTCCCCGGCAACAAAGTATCAGCCCGAGTGGAGGCAGCTACCCGATCATGGTATGAAGGGCAAGCCATTGAAATCAAAACTCTTTCTGGCAGGCGGGTTACCGTCACCCCAAATCACTTTGTATTTTCCAAAGATGGAAGGGTCCGAGCTTCTAGTCTTCAGAAAGGTCAGAAGATCTTCGCACACATTGGAAGTGTTGAAGACGTAGTCGGGACCTCTTCTAACGGCGACAAGAAAGATAACGCACCAGTTGAGATTGAAAAGATATTCGAGGCGTTTAGCTTGGAGTTCCAGAGTCTTAATCGAAGGGTAAGTCCCCATGACTTCGATGGCGATGCGGGGTTCTTCGATGGCGAAGTCGAGATTGTAGGGTCCGATAGGATATTGAGGGCAGTAGTTGATCCCAGCTTCGGAAAGACGAAGGGAAATGTCCATCTCATAGGAGTAGATTCTGTGCCAGTTTTGGGCATTAGTGGTAGCTCTTTTGATCTTAGTCTCGAAGGTGTCCGTCATACCTCGACGAGCCTCCTGAGCAGCCCTAGTTTGATTAGCTCTTTGGGTGGGCGACATCTGGGACCACTTGATAAGTTCGGCTTCGGATCGTCCACGGGGCTGGATACCCCGTTTCTTAAACCTTCGCATAAGAGTGATGCGGACTATGCCAGTTTCCTTGCTGATTTGCAGCAAAGATTTCCCGGCGAGATGTTGTTCGATGAGATTGTCGAGATTAGGAATTTCAACTTTACGGGACATGTCTATGACCTCCAGACTGATGTTGGTTACATGGTAGCAGAAGGAGTAGTCGTAAGCAACTGCAGGTGTACCCTGGAGCCAGATCTAGCAGACCCCAGCATCCTTTTGGAGTCCTGGCAAGGGGGTCCTGTACCGATGTTTGGAGGTTTCAATCCCAAACCTTTGGGTATTTAGCTCTTGCATCCCGGTTTGGCTGATTTAAAATCGAAGGAACTAGGAAAACTTTATGCCATTATCTCCAATACGTGAACTTCTACACTTTACAAGCCCCTTCGATTTTCGTGTCGAAGGTGAGGGCGACGGTGAGGCGTTAGAGTCAGCGGTTATTAAAGGCTTTGCCTCCATCCATTCGATGGATCGCACGACTGATATTGTCGATCCCAACGAGTTTAACCTAGACACCTTCCTGGCTGCTCCCACGTTGTTGATGAACCACAAGTTCTGGAACGACCACATGGGGAATCAGGTTCCAGCCGGTGCCGTCACTTCGGCTAATGCCGCTGTGATTAAGAAGCACAAAGACAAAACACTTTGGTCTATCGTTGACATGAAGACCAAAAAAGAAATCAACACTTACCCCAAGGCGTCTGTTCCCGATCTGGGAGTTGGAACCGAGGGGTTGTTTATTACTGCTGAGATTGAGATCCCCGAGATTATCTCGATGATCGCAAAACGCGAACTAGGTGGACTCTCTTGGCAGGGAATGGTCGTCGTTAATATAGAGATCGGACCTAATGGTCGATCACGGCGACGTTTTTCAAACATTGATCTCTATGAGATCAGCGTAGTCTCGAAGCCGAATCACAATCAATCGACCTTCGTAGTCGGTAAGAATGTGGATGGTGAATTTCAGGAGACGGGAGAAATGGGCATCCAGGATGTACAGCTTCTGAATGTTCAGTTACCTAAGAGTAGCTTTCCAACAGAAGATGTGGCGAAAGCTTATCTAACGGAACATGATCTCTCGTCCACTCTGACGGGGCAGGACCAAAGTTCGTATTATGCGAACCAGCAGCCTGCCGACGATTTTGATGTAGAAAAGACTGTACGAATTCAAATGGGCAAGTCATTCATGTGGATGGCTCCTCCTCTTGTTGAGGAAGACGTCCAGCAGTCAAAGGTACTTCTCGAAGAAGAACCTTCAACCATCAGTAGGCTAGTCGCTGAAGTTATCGGCGTAGCCAAATCCCTCGGAGATCCTAGCATGGCTAAGGAAGCAACCGGGTCGGCTACGACCCCCGAAGAAGAAGTTCAAAAAGAAGAAGTCGAAAAGAAAGTTCCCCCACAGTTCGAGAAGGACGGTGGCGAGGAGAAGGGCAAAGAGAAGGACGGCAAGGACAAGGGCAAAGAAGAAGTTGCCAAGTCTGCCGATCAACTCTCTCAGTTGGGTACAGCTCTAGGCACGCAAGTCGCCGCACAGTTGGCTCCCACCTTTGAAGCGCTCAATACCAACATGACGTCGATGGGCACTGCCCTAACCGCCATCGTTGAAAAGATGACGCCTGCTGAAGAAGTCAAGCCAGCCGGTGAGGAAACGGAACCGAATACGGATACGAAACTGAATGTGGAAAAGTCAGCACCAGCTCTTGGTGATCTCGTGGGCAACATTGCCCAAGGTCTTGCTAACCAGCAAGCTGCAAGCGAATCGTTGGCGGGTCAACTGCTAGAGATCGCAAAAAGTGTCGATGCGATGGGAAGTTCCATTGCTACTCCCGAAGCTACCCGCGACGAAGTCGTAGAGCAGAAGGAAAGCGTCGAGAAGGCTGTTAGTGATGATCCAAACGATTGCATGGGTAGCTTGTTTACCTTCGTTGATCCTCCTCAAGGCTAAGACGTAGTCGATACCACAGTTTCGTAACCAACTCTTTTACTATTCGGAGACATTAACATGTCCTTAGAAGCCTCAATTCGGTTGCCTCTACAGCAACTGATGCAGAAGTCGGTAGTTGACAGCAACTCGCTGCCAAACTCCGTCTTGTCTCGCCAACAGGCAGATCGTTTTATCGATCTAGTCGTTGACGAGTCTGTCCTTATGAAGGAAGTTCGCGTTGTGCGAATCGACCACCAAAAGGGCGAAGTCAACAAATTGGACCTCGGCGGTATCGTGACCGAAGGTGCGCACACGACGTACCAAGCGTCTACGCATACTCCTTCAGAACGTATTATGACCTATGATACTGAAAAGTATCGTTCGGCCTTCGATCTGAAAACCGATTTCACCGAAGACAATATCGAAAAGGGTGGCATTCGTGATCGCCTTCTCTCGATGTTCACCAAGC